CCATGGCGGCCAGTGCTGCCTACTGGATCGCTAGCCAGGCCGACGAGATCGTCATCACGCCATCCGGGCGTGCCGGCTCGATCGGCGTTTACACCGCCCACGACGACGTTTCGGCCGCACTGGAGAAGGCGGGCATCGTCCGCACCTACATCTCCGCGGGCGAATACAAGGTCGAGGGCAACGAGGCGGAAGCGCTGGGCAAGGATGCCAAGGCATTCATCCAGGCGCGTGTCGACGAGTCCTACAAGTCATTCGTTGACGATGTAGCCTTGGGCCGCGGCGTTTCTGCAGAGACTGTCCTGGCCGATTTCGGCAAGGGCCGCATGTTCGGCGCCGTCGAGGCGAAGAAGCGCGGCATGGTCGACACGATCGCCACGCTTAGCGAAACGCTGGCACGATTTGGGGCCGATACGACCCCCGCGGCCATCCGCAAGATCAAGTCAGCCAACCAATCCACGAATGAATCGGCAGAGCTCTTGAGCGCAAAAATGTGCGCGGGTGAGCCGATCACGAAACGCGAGCTCGAACATGGCCTCAAGGGTCTTGTTGGCATGTCGAACTCGGAAGCAGAGCGGGCCGCTCGGCTCTACTTCAAGACCGATCAGGGGGATCCTGACGAGACGGAAAATGCCGCTGCTTTGGCGGCCATCGACGAAGTGCTGGCTAAAGCAAGAGCCTTCCCAACCCCCTAAATCATCGGAGCCATCATGGCCGAAAATAACGAACTCGCCACCAAGATTGGCGAGCTTGGCGCCTCGCTGTCCACCATCAAGGAAACCGTCCAGAACATGGGCGCAGACCTGCTCGCCAAGGTGGATGCCGGCGGCGAAGTTACCTCCTCGCTGAAGGAAGCGACCGACAAGGCCCTTTCCGAACTCGGCGCAGTGACCACCCGCATCGGCGAGCTCGAGAAGCGCGCAGCCAACGAGAAGGACGCCGTCGAAGACGGTTATAAGTCCCTCGGCGATATGGTCATCGAATCCGCTGCCTATAAGGCCGGGACTTTGACCGGCGCCTCGCGCGGCTCAATCCGTGTTCAGGCTGACCGCGCCGCCATCACCTCGGCAGATAGCACTGCCGGTGCGGGCCGGTCCGTGGGCACCTCCCTGATCCCCGGCGCTCGCGTGCCTGGCATTTTCGGTATCCCCGAACGCCAGATGACCATCCGCGATCTTCTGCTCCCCGGTCAGACGGCTTCCAACAATGTTGAATATGTCAAGGAGACCGGCTTCACGAACGCCGCTGCTCCTGTGGCTGAAACTACGCAGAAGCCGTATTCGGACCTGACCTTCAACATGGCGTCGGCACCTGTTCGCACGCTGGCCCACCTGTTCAAGGCTTCGCGCCAGATCCTGGATGATGCCCCCGCTCTAAAGAGCTACATCGACGGCCGCGCTCGCTACGGCCTGCGCTTCGTCGAAGAGAACCAGCTCCTCAATGGTTCGGGCACCGGCCAGAACATCTTCGGCCTCGTGCCTCAGGCAACCGCCTTCGCTCCGGCGTTCACCCCTGCAGACGAAACTGCGATTGATCGCCTCCGCCTTGCCGTGCTGCAGGTGGTTCTGGCGGAATATCCGGCTACCGCGTTTGTGCTGAACCCGATTGACTGGGCTGCCATCGAGCTGACCAAGGATGCCGGCGGCAACTACATCATCGGCAATCCTCAGGGCAGCCTGACGCCGACGCTGTGGAACCTGCCAGTTGTCTCGACCCAGGCCATGGCTGCGGGTGAGTTCCTGACTGGTGCGTTCTCTTACGGTGCCCAGATCTTTGATCGCATGGAGATCGAAGTTCTTCTCTCGAGCGAGAACGACAAAGACTTCGAGCTCAATATGCTGACCATTCGGGCCGAAGAACGCCTTGCACTGGCTGTTTATCGTCCTGAGAGCTTCGTCACTGGCGATGTAAATCCGGTTTAATTACTTGATTTTAAAGTCAATCTAGCCTAATATTCTACTTAGCGGCCGACGATAGGATTCGCAGTCCTGTCGTCGGCCTGACAACTAAGAACGATGTAGGTTCATAGATGCTAGACGAAGCTATTAGCCAGCTAGATGCTGGCGTGCAATCCCTTATCGAAAAGTCGTGCCCGGACTGCGGAAGTGCAGTTTATGGCAAGACCAATCATAGGCAATATTGCGATGCATGCCGAAATTCCCGGAAACTTGCCAAAGATGTAAAGGCTGCTGAAAAGCAGCGGCGCAAAAATGGCATTGCGAAGGTTAAGGGCGAAACATTCAAATGCACGACCTGCGGCGATGATTTTGTCGCCTCATCTGGCGGCAGGGTTAAGTATTGTGAGAACTGCGCCAAGGTAGCCGCGCTTGATGGTGCCAGGGAGCGGTCTTTCGCAAGAGGCGCCGACAGTGGGCGAAAGCGCGTCGGTAGAACTGAAAACTGCGTCCACTGCAAAAATGAGTTCGTTGTCGAAACCAGGGGGCAGGCTAAGTATTGCACTGAATGCAACGAACTTTCAACAGCGGGAAAGCTTCCCCACCTGGTTCAGGCCAGAAATGCATATGCACGTGAGCGCGGCAGGGTGCCGAAGCATGCCCTGAACAATCTAATGCGAGGCGGCATACTGAAGTCCATATCCGATAAGGGCGGGCGCTCTTGGCAGGATCTGGTCGATTACACCGTCGAAGACCTTTTTGCTCACATTGAGCGTCAATTTGAGCCGGGCATGACTTGGGAAAATCGCGGCCTCAACGGCTGGCACATTGACCACAGGCTTCCGCTCTCCAGTTTCAATTTTTCTTCCGCCGACGACCCCGAGTTTAAGGCTGCATGGTCAATAACGAACCTGCAGCCGATGTGGGGCGACGAGAACATTCGGAAGAAAGACCAAATTCTTTACCTGCTCTAGGCCACGCGCCAGTTTCAGAGAGACACAATGACCGACTTCATCGAAGTGCAGGCCCTTCGCACCTTTGCGATCGGTAAAGACGTGAAGACCAAGAAAAGCGCGCCGTTCCCCGTTGAGGCTGGTGAAGCAAAGCAGCTTGAGGCCATGGGAATGGTCAAGATTGGCCGCAAGGTCGACGAGCCAGAGCCGGAACCAATTAAGCCGCTTACATCCGATGCAGTCCCAGCCGAATCCACGCCAAAAAAGAAGGCCAAGCCCGATGTTGTCGACAAAGACTCGTAAGCGCCGCGCAGCCAGTTACATCGGCGCCGGCGTGATCGATGGCAGTTTTGAGCCATCCAACTCCGTCGCGCCTACCATTACCGGCACGGCGCAGGTTGGCCAGACACTGACGTCGACCACAGGCACTTGGGATGAATCGCCCGTGCTGACCAGACAGTGGCGCGCGGCTGGCGTGAACATCGCAGGCGCGACCGGCGCGACTTATGTCCCGGTTGTTGGCGACATCGGCAAGACGATCACCGTCCAGGTCACCGGCACCAACGTGCGCGGCTCCGCTGTCGCCACTTCCGCCCCGACCGCCGCGGTTATCGCCGCTTAATTGATATGAAAGGGGCCGGCTTTGGCACTCGTTGAACTGGCCCTCGTCAAAAAGCATCTCCGCGTCTTTCACGATGACGAGGACGCGGAGATCGCGCTGTACCTGGCAGCGGCAGAATCCATGGTTGTAGAGACGCTTGACCGGCCTGTGCTGCCCACTGGCACCATTCTGCCGATCGACGGCGAGGACGGTTACGATGTGACCACGATCGTGGTCAATCCAGCAATTCAAGCGGCCATTCTGCTCGTGACGGGTGACCTGTACGAGCATCGAGAGGCTGCTACCGACCTCAAGATTGAAGACCTGCCGACAGTGCGCCGCTTGATTGCGCCTTGGCGTGTCTGGCGCAAATTCGAAGAGGACGTTGAACCGTCCTGGGACTGGAACTTTTAAAGGGGCCGCTGATGCGCGTGCGCTTCACTGAGAACTTCGATTGGGATCCGCCGGAGAAATTCGGGAAGGTGACGCTCGCCTTTACGGTCGGCGAACGAACCGTGCGCCGCGAGTGTGGCGAGGCGGCTGTGGCTGCCGGCAAGGCTAAGGAAGTGGGCGAAACCGATGGCGCAAAAGACAGGGTCGGGTCCACTTCGCGAGGTGCTGGTAGCGCAGGCGCGTGAGCAGGTCGACGACGGCTATGGCAATTCCGAGGGCGCGTGGGTTGGGGCAACCCAGCACTCGGCCTGCGTTGAAGCCAGGCGCGGCTCAGAGGCGGTTGTGGCCGGCAGGCTGCAGGGTGTGGTCACCTACATCGTAACGACCCGCTACAGCGCAGCCGCTGCGGCCGTCACGCCTGGCTGGCGCTTTGTCGACGCCCGGTCCGGTCAGGTTTACGCCATTCGGACAGCCGTGCCCCGGCCGCGTCGCGACTATATCGACTTCGACGTTGAGATTGGGGTGGCCGAATGAGTATCTTTGGCCTGTCTCAGCTCGAGCGAAAGCTTCGGGCGATCCCCAAGGCCACGCGGGTCGAAATCCGCGGAGTCCTAGAGAAGTCAGCATCCGAAATGGTCACGCTCGCGAAGGCGTTGGCGCCGTCCGATGAAGGCGACCTCGTTGCCAGCATCCGTCAGGAACCCGGCCGCAACGATCTGGCAGTAGTTGTACGTGCGGGTGGCGATGCCACCACGCGCAATGGTTACGACTACGCCCTGGCGATCGAGCACGGAACTTCCGACACGCCGGAACAACCCTTCTTTTGGAACTCCTATCGAGCCATCAAGAAGCGGGCCAAGAGCCGGGCCACCCGCGCAATTCGCAAAGCGGCTCGCACCGCGGCAGGTGGCTGATGTCAACAGACCCCTCTCTGGCGCTCCAGGCGGCATTCGTTGCCGCCATCAAGGCCATGGCCACTGAAGCCGGCACGCGCGTTTATGACCGCGTGCCGCGGACCAATGGCATTGTGACCGCAACCTTCCCATACGTCGCACTCGGCACAGGCTCGGTCCTGAACAACCAGGCGGACTGCTACGATGGCAGCGATGTGACGCTAGCAGTCCATGTCTGGTCGCGCGCTGTCGGCTGGCCAGAAGCTAAGCGCATCGCGTCCGCTATCCGGGCCGGCCTGAACAATGCCGAACTGGCCTTGGTCGGCCATACACTCGAATTGCTCGAGCTCGATCGAACAGACTACCTCAATGATCCCGACGGCCTCACCAGCCATGCGGTTCTGACCTTCCGGGCGCTTACGCAGCCGGCGGACTAGCGCCTTCGCGCGCCCCATCACCCCCGACATTTTCGGCTGCCGCAGGGCGGCCTTTTTCTTATGGAGCGCCACATGGCCCGCCCGACTACCGTTCTCGGTTCGAAATTCCTTATCCAGCTTGGCGATGGCGCCGACCCCACTGAAGCCTTCGTCGCCCCATGCGCGCTGACTTCCAAGGGCATCAGCTTCTCCGCTGAATCCAACGATTTCAATGTGCCGGACTGCGACGACGAAGACGCTGCCGTCTGGACCGAGCGCGTCGTCTCCGCTCTTTCGGCCGGCGTTTCCGGGTCCGGCACCCTGGCCACGGAAAGCCTCGACCTCTGGGAAGAATGGTTCCTGTCCGGCGCAGCCAAGAATATCCGCGTGAAGATCGACAAGACGCTGGCAACTGGCGGGCGGCACTACGCCATGAGCGCCATTCTGACCTCGTTCAACATTACCGCCAACATTGGTGAGCTCGCCCAGGTCGAAATCGAAATCGCCAGCAACGGCGAAGTGATTTCCGTGCCGGCCGTAGCCTAATCGAGTGCAAGAGGAGCGCTAGATGATTGACCTGGATTGGGGGGATGGGCGGCACAAGTTCGCCCTCCCCATCGGCCAGTTGCGTGAGTTGCAGACCAAATGCGACGCAGGCCCCGGCAAGATACTTCGCGGATTTTTTGAGCACAGCGACGAGGGCAAGATGCCCAAGCGGGAAAACTACCAGCTTGGCCTCGCCGACCCGCAGTATCGCTCTGATATTTCCCGTTATCAGCTTCTAAAAGTTCTGGGTGGTGATTGGCGTATTGATCAAATCCGAGAAACCATACGCCTGGGGCTAATTGGCGGAGGTATGGCGCCAACCGCCGCACACCTTTTAGTGTCGACATACATCGACGCCACGTCGCGAGACCTTCTCCACTCCAAGGAAGTCGCGACAGAGATCCTGATGAAAGCGCTGGTCGGCGATCCCGATGACCCCGTGGGAAAAAAGCCAGCGGATCAGACGACGCCGGAGACGGCAGGATCGCCTGGTCCGCTTTCATCGGATGGTGCCCCGTCCTCGGAATAACGCCGCGCGACCTGGATGCCATGTCGTTGTGGGAGTTTACCGCGATGGTTGATGGCTACAAGGCAGCCAATTCTGCCGAAGAAAAGCCGGAAGCGCCAAGCGCAGACGAGTTCTACGCGATGGTGGCAAACGCCTAGCTAGGGGCGTGAATGCGCGCGATCGCCGCATATTGGGCATCGCCAGATCGTGTTCCCGAACAGGGATAGCAGCACCCAAACCGGAATCCAGAAGCCGACCGTGACCACTGCCAACAACAGGTGGAGGACATGGTTCGGCGTCTGGCGTTCGGCCAGCACCCAGCCGTGCTCGTCGCAGTAGCGGCGTGTCTTTTGAGTTCCCATTATCCCGCCGCTTGCCGGCCACCATGAGGTTTTTTTGTGGCCGATA